TTTCCATACTGATTCATAATCGCCTGCGTGAGTTAGCCTCGAAAGGTGCCAAGCTGATTTGCATCGTGGATGGTGTGGCAATGAGCGGCGGCTCACTGATAATGTGCGCCTGCGATACTGTAAAGGTTAACGCTTCCAGCCTGATTATGATTCACAAGTGTTGGAGCCTTTTGCTTGGCCCCTATAACGCAGATGAACTACGAAATTTGGCAAAAAGTAACGATGCGTATGATGAGGCCCAATCTTCCATTTATACGCGTAAAACAGGCTTGAGCAAAACACAGATTCTGCACATGATGGCAGATACAACTTACATGAATGGAACAGAAGCCAAAGAAAAAGGCTTTGCAGATGAGGTGTTGGAGGAAGAACCCATACAGATTGCTGCGTCAGCTGACAGAAGAACTCTTTATGTTGGCCAGCGTGAAATGCGCCTCATGCCCGGCGTGATGTTGCCGGAATCTATCCCTACGGTTGAAGCCGGAGCCGTACCGGTTGAAACAAATACAAATGAACAAAACGAAGGAGGAAGCACAATGGCTAACACTATTGAAGAACTGCGGAAAGAAAATCCTGAACTGGTTGCCCAGTTAGTATCCGCAGAACCTGCAGCAGAACGTGCAGACGCTATTCAGGCAGAACAGAAACGCTTGCAGGAAATTGATGATCTGGCAGGCTTGTTCAGTGCCGACCTGGTACGCGAAGCCAAATATGGTGAAAAGGCATGCTCTGCCCAGGAACTGTCTTACCGCGCTGCGGTAGATGCCGCAAAGAACGGAAAACAGTTCCTTGCCAAAATGACTGCGGATGCGAAGGAAAGCAACGCTGGCGCAGTCCCGGCGGCTCCGGCACATGATCCGGAACCCAAGGCAGCTGAACCTAAGACCGACCAGGAAAAGGAAGAAGCTGCAAAAGCCGCTGTTAAAGAAATTTTCCACAAAGGAGGTAAATGACAATGGCAACTTTGAGCAGAAAAGTCGGCGAAATGGCCTTTGATGGCCTTGTAACAGATGTAAAGCCGAAAGTCATCGTGAATGGCGGCACTATCGCCCATGGCGTGGCCGAAGCAGAGTTTGTGCGCGGCACCTTATTTGAAAAAGGTGCGGACGGCAAACTGTATCTGTTTGGCACCAATCCCGGTGGCGTTGTTACCGAAGAGTTCAATGGTGACGGATCTGAAAAGACCTTCACCCTGGCCGCTACTGTAAAGCCGGTACAGGTAAGCGCCAAAGTAGGTGATACCGATACTGCGGTTACCTATGACGCACAGGCCGGTACTGTTACGTTCGGAACCGCTCCTGCAGCCGGCACCAAGAACGTAAAAATCAGCTATGAAAACCCGGCAGCAAATAAACCGGGCTGCATCCTGTGTGACGACGTAACGGTCGGCACCACTTCTGATGTGACCGTGCCTGTTTACATTGCGGGTTGCTTTGACCCCGGCAAACTGACCCTTGCCGAAGGTGCGACGCTGTCCGAAAAGGACAAAGACATCCTGCGTGAAAAAGGCATCATCTTCAAAGCACCGGCTGCTGCACTTTGATGAGGAGGTAAACGAATATGGCTACTTTAAATTTCTTTGATACCTATGTACTGATGGCCATCACGGAAGAGATTGTTCCGAAGACTACATTTTTCCGGGACCGCTACTTCCCCACTTCTGCGGCTGACATCTTCGCGTCCGACAAAGTTCTGACCGAATCCCGCAAAGGCGACCGCAAGATGGCTGCTTTCGTGGCTCCCCGCGTAGGCGATATCCCGATGGATCGCAGGGGCTATGAGATCCACGAATACACTCCTGCAAAAATCGCTCCTTCCAGAATCCTGACCATGGACGATTTGAAAAAGCGCGGCTTCGGCGAAGCGATTTACGCCAACAGGACCCCGGCAGAACGTGCCGCCCAGCTGCAGAAGGACGACCTGGAAGACATGGATCTTCGCATCAGACGCCGCGAAGAGTGGATGGCTGCACAGACCATGATTCTGAACGGCTGCATTATGCAGGAATACATCGACAACAACACCCAGGGCGACCAGCTTGAAGTTTACTTCTATGATGGCAGTTCCGACCACACTTACACCATCGCCAACACCTACAAATGGAACCAGACGAATGGTGACTTCTTTAAGGATGTAAAAGCCATGTGCAAACAGCTGGCTTATCGCGGACTGCCTGCCGTAGACCTGATTTTAGGTTCCGAAACGGCTGATGCCATCCTGAAACTGCAGGAAGTACGTGACCTGCTGGATAAGAACTCCGGCATTATCGTTGGCCAGATCAACCAGGAATTGACCCAGTATGACGGCGTGGCCTTCATGGGCGTGTTGAACTTCGGCGGCTACCGCCTGAACCTGTTCGATGTTTCCGAAAGCTACACTGACGACAGCGACCAGGATACTCCGTACTTCCCGTCCAAGGGCGCCATGGTCACCGCTCCAGGCTGCGGCCATATGATGTACGGCGCTGTCACCCAGATCGATTTCGGTTCCACGGAATTCCGCACTCATGCCAAGAGCCGTGTACCTAAATTCATTCTGGATCAGGAAAATGACATTCGGAAACTGCGTCTGACCTGCAGGCCGTTGGCAGCTCCGAAGAACTACTGCCCGTACATTTACGCGGCTAACGCTATTAACTGACGGAGGGCGCTATGGTTGAAATCAGAATAGTAAATGGCGTCGCAGCGGTCCATCCTGATGGTGAATTCAAAGTTGTCCGTAGGGGGCAGACCGCAACGATTGCTGAAGATGAAGCTGCCGAACTGGTAGGTTTGGGCGTGGCTGTCTACACAAAGGAGCCTGTTCTGGTTGACAAAACGCCTAAAAACGATGTGGCGGAAGATGCAGACATTGTTCCGGAAGTAAAATCTGAACCTGCAGAATCAGCTCCTGAAGGGTTGGAAACGCCTGACGGCATTGAATCTCATCTGGATGCAGAAGACCTGCAGGAGATGACCTATGCAAACCTGAAAAAGCTGGCGACTGACATGGGACTGCCGGTAAACAAACTCCGTAGCAAGCAGGCTCTCATTGATGCGCTGGTGCAAGAACCGGTCTATGTTGACCCGGACGATGAGGCCCCACCTGACATTGAAGCAGAAGGGCCTGTAACATGAGCGGCTTCAAGGACATGGTTGCCAGGGATATCGAGAACGTATTCCTTAACATTGATGAGTTTGGGGTAGAGTGTAACCTGAACGGCACGACCTGTAAATGCATTCAGCAGGATTTTTCTGTTGCAGAAGACCTGTCCATTGATAAGCAAATGAGCCAAAGCTACCCAGGACTGTACGGAAGACGGCTGCTTGTGAATTGCAAGACAGCCGATCTTCCGGAAGTTCCGGTTACGGATCAGAACTTCCGTGTGGATGGGAAACTTTACATCGTGGAAAGCTGTGACAATGATATGGGAATGCTCACCATTCAGCTGATAGCCAATGACAGGTAAAGGAGTGAACGCGGATGGTCAGTATACAGATTGACGCTAAACAGTTCGCAGACGCCCAAAGGCTTCTGCAGAAGTTCCCAAAGGAAGTGAACCTGGCGGCAGCTGCAGCAATCAACCGCACCATCACGACTGTCAGGAAAGAAGTTTCAAAGGCTGTTACCAAAAACTACACAATCAAGTCTGGGGTTGTGAAACAGACCCTTGACACGAAACGCAGTAGCGGGCAACGACTTTCTGGGGAAATTAGCTCCAAGGGATCCCCGATGTCATTAAAAAGATTCAGGGTTTCCCGGAATGCCATGGGTACCGATTTTTCAAAACTCAACAGTGCTTTGGGCGCAACCAAGTTTTATAACAAAAAAGAAAAAGAAAAATCGAAACGCAGCCCAATTAAAGTGCAAATCTTAAAACGCCGAAGACTGGCCCCTCTTAGTGCAGGCGCATTATTCAAAACCCCAAAAGGCAAGAAACTTGGCCTGCTACGAAGAGTACACCGCCGGAGCCTTCCAATAACCACTACCGCCGGACCGTCTGTACCGCAGATGTTTGGCGCGGAACGGACACTGGAGCAACTGGAACCGCTGGCACAGGAAACGTTGAATAAGCGTTTTATACATGAGGTTGAGTTCCGGTTAGGAAAGAAAGGATAGCGAAATGACCCCTATCAACTTAATGGACAGGCTGGCCGCAAAACTGCAAACACTGATGGACGACTATACAACGGAGCAACCATCCGGCACATTACCA